TCCCAATTTTTCTTATCATCTCCGTATCCTAATCTTTTATTTATTTTTCTTTTTATTTCTAATAGGTCGTAAAATTCTTTGTTTTCTTCTCCTTCTTTAAATTTCACTTTTTCTCCCCCTACCCATCTCTCTTCTTTATCTAGTTTTATTAACCATAATTTTTCTCTTTCTTCTTCACTATATATTTTATTTCTATAGTATATTGGTAGTCCTAATTCTAGTCCTGTCCTTGTTTTATATGTTTCTATCGTTTCCTCTTTTTTATATTTATTTCTTTTTGAGTCTTGTCTATTTATGTATTCTGATCCGATTCCTTTACTTGTAAATATTTTACTTTTATATTCTTTGTGTTTTTCGTCTGTTTTATTAACGTATTTTATTATATAATTTATTGTTTTTTCATTTACGTAATCTCCTATATATACTTTTCCATATTTCCATATCTTTTCTATATCTTCTTTATTTTTTGTCCACATTATTCCGTGCATATGTATTCTTTCCGTTCTTGTTCCTCCTATTTCCGTTACTATCCAATGCCTTATCGTTTTTTTATATTTTTTTCTCCATCTTTCTGTAAATCTCCTTATTGCTATTCTACACACTTCATTATCTCTATCGTATCCGTATAATTCTTTTACTTCATTTTCTATTTTATTTAGTTCTGTATCACTAAATGTTAATGTTACAAATTCCGCATTTTTATTTGTTCTAATATCTTCATTTAGTCTCACTTGCCACTCTCTAGCTTTTTTTCTTTTACATTCTCCACATTTTCCGCACCCTATTGGTACCATGGTTACTCTTTCATCGCTAATTGGGGGAACTACTCCCCCATTTTTCTTATTAGCTTTATATTTTGGGTTTCTTATTAGTTGTGGATATAAACACATTATTCTACTGTTTCTCTATCCTCTCTCGCTATTCCTAACCACCATAACACACTGTTGTATGCTTCTTCTCCTTTATCACTTAACCTTGTTGCATCATTTATAATTTTACCCATCACATTAAATAAGCTTGGATATTTTGTTTTCATTTCTGCTTCAAACTCTTTAATATTATTTGATTTTTCTGTTTGATCTACTGCTTTTTTATCTAATACTAACTTTTTCCAACTTAACTTAACATCGCTTATCGATTTTTGTATTTCTTGCTTTGATTGTTTCGTTTTCATTTGCATATTTTCTCTCATTACTTTACTAGTTAATAATTGATCTTTTGCAACTTTTGTTTGCGCTTCAGTTAAATTTTGTTGTTCTTTTAAATTTTTAATTTGTTGCTCACTTTGACTTATTTCTTGATTTTTTGCATCCCCTAGTATTTTGTTCAATGCCGTTTGACTTTGTTTATTTAGTGTATCTGCTTGTGTATTCTCTGTGTCTGCTCCTTTTGTTTTATCTGCATCCGCATTATTTTTGTTTGCTACTGATTCTAATACTTCTATTTGTTTATCTAACAATAGTGCTTCCATTCCCATAAATTTTGCATTTGTTACTCCTCCACCTGTTGCACTTCCTCCTCCTTGACTTCCTGTCGTAGTTCCTCCACCACCGCTCATTCCGTACATTAAGCTTGCATTTAATCCTGCATCTTTTATATGCTTCATTTGTGCTCCGTAGTTTGTTTCATCCCACATTTTCTTTTGCAATTTGTGTCCCTGTTCATTTAGTTTCTTTTGGTTTTGTTGTTGTATTCCCATTAATTCAATTTGTCTATCATGGTTTACTTTATTTTGTATTCCTTGATGTATCATTGATACTCCTTGACTTGCTAATCCTCCTATTAAATCTTTACCCATTTTATTATTTTTAATTATTTTCTTTTCGTGCTTTTTTTAAAAGCTTATTATTTTCTCTTGATATATATGTATAGATGCGTACTACCCTAGCCAAATACAGGGGGATCTCTCCCCCTTTATTATTATTTGGTCCCTGTGCCTTCTATACTTTTCGGCTCCGCCGACTTTTCTTTTTTTAACTCAATAACTTTACCTTTTTCGCTATCACCTGATTTTGCTTTGTTATCTCTTGTTGCTTGCACACTTTTCTGTACTTTGTCCATTCCATCCGTCGCTATTTCCCATCTATCTGTCCGTATATTATACGCACTATTTACACCTTCTTTTCTTGCTGTATATATTTCTGGCGCTCCGTCTGTTATTGGTTCCTTATTATCTACAATCCTTTCAATTTTTTGTTCGATTGTTTCGCCTTCTACTTTTTCCACGCTTGTTATTTTACTTACGTGCGGTTTTCTATACTTATACATTATTTTTCTATTATAAATTTGGTATTACTTTAGCACTCATTTTTCTTCTTGCAAATATTTTATTACTTATCTGTACCCAAAAATTTTGCCCACTTAAGCTACTTTCTGCCCATACTGAGTTATATTTTGATGGATCTATATATGTTGTTAGATCCTTTATCCCTCCTTCTGTTGTTCCGCTGTTTTGATTTTGTTCATACTTTCTATTTAATGTCATAAACATTGAATTGTTTTCTTCTGCGAAATCTCCTCTACATTGATTCACATTTGTCATGTAATTTACCCACGCTGGTTGCTTTCCTGCACTTTGAAATAATACTTCTCTATCTTCATCTATTGGTGTGTCGAACCATGCCATCTGATCTGTAATTAAGTCTTGATATCCTATTGCATCTAACGATGGTTTATGTAAATCGTTCATTGTTTTTAGGTTTACATCCCATTTGTTTCCTTGACTATAGTCTATTCTTGGTGTTATTGATATAATCCCCATTACGTATGATGGTTCATCTACCTTGATTTTTACTTTTCCACCTTTATGCTTTCCTGTTAATGATCCTCTTCCCGCTAATGTTCCTAGTGGACTGTCTCCACTTTCTGCATTACTTACTACTTCTTGAAATCCTAATTCTTTTATTAAGCTTCCATGATATATCGGATTTTCATGACCTTTTGCTCTTTCGTGTGTATATACTGCATCAAGCCAATCATCGTATGATCCTCCCGATATTGCTATTCTATTTAACATATTATATACTTTATTTGCCAAGTTCAGTGCGTCTATTGTGAACTCATCTCCTACCGTACTCACTGCCGTTACCTCATTTATTCCATTTGTCCCGTCGATCCATTCAGTACTAATCCAATTATTAAATAAATCACTTTGATATGTTTTTAATCCTAGTCCTTCCTGAACTCCTTGTTTACTATAATAATCTGGTGTTTCTTGCCCGTCATCTCCTAATGATAATCCATACGGCGCCTGTGTATCTTTATCTATCATAAACGGCGTTACTTGTCTTACCGCTTCTAATATGTCCATTCTCATATCGTCGATATTATCTAGTGGAAATTCTGTAATTTCTGGAATTGTATTCATTGATGCCGTATTACTTATTGTTCCCGCTGTATAGTTCCATGTTTGTGTTGTTGCTCTTGGCCCTGTATATCCGTTGCAAAATATTTTATATTGCGTTCCATCCATTGGTCCGATTTCTGTTGCTACTACACTATTAAATACCGAAGTTGCTTGTGTTACTGTTCCTCCTATTAATATTTTTACGTCGTTTACATCTGGTGTTCCATATGCTGTTCCTTGTCCTGTTGCAAATGTCATTGTTAACTGTACTTGTACTACTGCAGGTAATTGTGTGTTTATTGTTGTTGTATTGTTTTGAAAACTATACATTGTATTTCCTGCTGAGCTTGAATTTTGCCATCTTATTAATAATGCTTCATTTACTGCCCATCCATTTGCACTCTCTGTTCCATGTATTACCATCCCTCTTTCCTCTTGTTTATTGGCATAGTATTGTTTATATATATCCCAATATCCTAAGTATGGTACTGCATTAAAGTCCCTGTGTACTACTTCCTGTCTATCATCATAGTTTCTCCCTAATCCTCTTATATTTAAGTAGCTGAATATGCTACTTGGATTTATTTGTTGGTTATCTCCTTTTGTCGGATCATAGTTTGCTTTCATATCTAGTTGTGGTAGTCTTACTGTACTCATATCTAACCCTACGTTTAACATATTCATATGTAATTTCCCTTGATATAATCTTATTGGACATTGAAATACATCTAATTGTACTTTATACCCTCCATATAATGGTCCTGTTGTTGGTAATGTTTTTACATCTACATCTAAATCTATATCGAAGCTGTCTCCTGGTAATCCTACTTCTGACATGAATGGCACTAATGTACCTGCTGCCATGCTGCTTCTCCATATGTATCCTAAATCATGGCTACTTCTTTCGAAGTTTCTCATGCTTACTTCTTGTTTGTTTCCCGATCCTAATCGGTCCCCACCTATTTCTGTCTTCATTGTTCTTTTATTTTATTTGTTTTATTTATTTTTTCTTTTATTTCTTCTAGAATCATAACTATTTGTATTATTCTATTCCATGTTATTTTTCCTAGCTCTTTTTTTATTTCTTCTTTACTTTTATTTTTTTCGGTTATTCTATATTCACCCATCGTTCCGAAACTTTCATTATCTATTGTTATTATTTCAAATGGTGTGTCTTTTAAATTTTCTCTTTCTACTAACTCTTTATTCCCAGAGTCTTTCTTGGTGTTTTCTACATTCGTATATTGTTTCTTTTGTATTACTTCCATATTGTATTTGTTTTTTGATTTTTTTGTATTGTTTATTTGTTATATGTTTTCTTGTTATTATTTCTCCTGTTTCTATATCTACATATATTATTATTTGCTTTCTCCACATTTTTTCAACTCTTTGTCGAAGTAATCGTCTAGTCTTTCCAAGTTTTCTGTACTATGTTGTCCGATTCTTTTTTTTGCGTAGTGTAAGCGTACTACTTCTTTATTAAATAATCTTATTGCTTTTTGCTGTATTTTTATTATTAATTTTTCCTTATTTTCAGCGAGTAGGGGAGGTGTCAATATGTCCTGTTTACCTCTGTCGGATTGTCTAGTTATCATAGTATTAATTATAAGACACTTTTTAATTGTCTGATTTTCAGCGAGTTACTCTTTTTCACTCTTCTTTTATTGCTCTAATATACATTTTTTTTTTATTTGGCCCTTAATTTATTTTTTAAATTGTGTGGAATTGGGGTTGTTGCTTTACGCAACCCCTATTTTTGGCCCTTGATCCACTCTTTCTGTATTCGCTCCTTTCTTTTTAAATTTCTTCTTTGTTTCTCATATCTTTCTAACTCCCAATTTTTCTTATCATCTCCGTATCCTAATCTTTTATTTATTTTTCTTTTTATTTCTAATAGGTCGTAAAATTCTTTGTTTTCTTCTCCTTCTTTAAATTTCACTTTTTCTCCCCCTACC